AGGCGAGGTCGGCCTAATTGAAAGCACATGTTCGCGATGATCAATTGTGCGTCTTCCGGTAAGTCATTGAAATCACTGTACAAAAATTCGCAATCTCGTAGAGTTCGTTGCACATCGTCGTGGAATAGTTCATCGACAAGCTCCTGAGAGACCTCAGAGCCTACTTCCAGGCCATGCAAGTCGTCATCTTCGTGAATAAGGTGCCCAATCCCGACGGTGGGGTAGCCTAAATGGTCTAAATAGATTTCCAGCTTGCATCCTTCGTCGGCTGCTAGCTCTTTTTGCAGTTGTTCTAGGTTCATCCCAATCCCCTTTGTCTTTCAACTAGCTCTCTGGTCCTTGGATCCTTTACCAGTGATCCAAGATCCGTGGTCAGTGGTCCTGGTGGCGTAGGTGCGGGGGCCGCTACACTAGGGAGAATCGGAGCGGCCCCCATTTCCACGGGTGCCGCCGGCGCTGGGGCAACGTCCGTGGTTGTTGGTACTTGAGATGTCTCGACAGGGAAGACACGACGTTGTCTTTCTTCCACGCCCTCTGCGGTGAGCCTGCGAGTTTGATACTCGCGTCTTATTTTTTGCAACTCACGTTGTAGTCCACGACGGTCAAACGGACGGCCTATGCTGCGGTAAAACGCAGAAACATCGTTTAAGATTTCAGTGTCAATGTTGACCGGTTCAAACCGTCCTTGCAATATTTTCTTGTAGCCAGAGAATCCATATTCTTTGGCTGCGCGGCGGATTTCTCGCTCACTTAGACCAAGTCTTTTCATGTTCTTAATTAACTTGAAGCCACGATTGTATATTTTGAACTTGCGTTCGTTTTCCTGTCGGTAGTTCTCAAGCACAACGGCTGGGTCTTCGATTGTTCGACCAAAGGCTCGAAGCTGCTTGTTGAAATTACCTTGCGGTTGTCGTGCAGCCTCGTTGTGATCATAGGTGCGGTATCTAAACGAGGAATCGGCAGATACTTTCTGCTCTCCAATACCGGTAAGATAACGAAGTATCTCTTCTTCGGCCTGTCTGACATTTCCTTTTTTGTCCAAACCCTCTGGTCCGAGAAGCGCGGTCATAAGACGACCCGGCGTCATGTATTCTACATCACCTGTGGTGGGTGATACCTGCGCCAGAGGCATGATGTCAGACACAATCGTGGGCTGGAACGCTTCGAAGAGGTGAACAAGTCCTTTTTCAACCTTTTCGCCTCTTGTGTCTTCAGAGCGGAATATTTTGTAACCGGTTCGTGTCTCACCAGGCCGGATGATGAGGTCTCCCAATCTTTCTGTGATGATCGACTCTTCCAAAAATGGTGAACTAAGTTCACGGAAAAACTCTGCCGCTGCGTTAGCGAGTATTGTATCAGCATCAAGATCAAGTTCTTTGCCGTCGTTGATTGCATTGATAATGCCCATGACCGGACGGCGCAGATAATCATATGGATTGGTAAAGCTGTAATCTACATAACCTGTGATGTTACCGTCTTTGTCCACGGATGTTGGGACAAGTGTGCTGTTCTTGCTCCACGGCGGAGCGATCTCACGCAGCGCATCAAGCGTGTCGCGAGACAGGTCATTCAGATACAACGCTGTTTCTTGCACCGCCGGCCCGGCCACCAAAGTGGTTGCAGCAAAGCCATTCAATCGACGCTTGCCTATGTCTCGCATGTTGCGACCTTGTTTTATCAAGGCTTGATTGCCCGCAGCCCGCCCTTCTTGGATCATCCGCGCGCCCATCTGCACCTCATCGATGCCACGGTTCAAAGTATTGAAGGATGTACGAGCAATCTCGGCAGGAAATGCGATGAAGTTACCAAGAGGCAGCTTTCGCAACCCCTCAATAAACTGCGGGACTCGTTCGTAGTTTGGAATCGTGTTCTTTACAATGTCAGCGGCATAGGCGTTTAGACTCTTTGCGCCCTGAGATTTAGCAAATGCTTCTGCTGCGCTGATGTCCCCATCAAAAGCATTGATTAACTTGCTGCGTTCAAAGTCAAAGTTGTAGATCTTCCAGATATCATCGCCGCCTTGATACAGATCTCGCGCGCGTTTATCTAGTCTACCAAGTCGAGACCCCAAGAATTGAAGAGCCGCGCCTCTTGCTTTCTTTTGCGCCAGGTTTATTCCAAGATCGTCCACGTCACCCTTGGTGTAATAGGACAGTCCATCTTCAACGGTGCGCTCAAGTTCACGAAGTTGTGCCTGTGTGCCAACAACACCAAGCTCTTGTAATTCTTGGAAGAAAGCGGCTCGATCTTCAGGGGATGACTTACGAATGTTTTGAAGCACAAGAGCCACGGATTCGAACACATTTGCCCCACGCCCCACGTTGCCTTGTGCCCCCGCAAAAAGCGCCGCTGACGTGACGTTTCGTATTTGAGTTATCGGGCTATAAACCGTTTTGACTTTTTGAGAGAAGCCTTTTCCTAGAAGGAAGGTGCTCATTGCCAGATTAGTTTCAGGGTTAAACCGTTTTGTGTTCCGGGTAAGATCACGATAAATAGGATTGCGTACAAATATGCGAGTCTCAAACGGGGTGTCTTTACCAGTAGATGTCAGAGAACCAAAGCCAACGTCTGTAAGTTCTGTGTAATCCGCTCTGTTTGCTAGAGACAGACCTTGATACACATTGCCATCAATGATGTCATCTCCACCGATACGGGCGCCATCTACAATCTGTCCACGACCTTGGCGCAAGAACCCATAAAAATTATCTACCGCTATCGTTTCTGCCAGATCGCCCACGGTGCGGACATACGCTTGGGTTGGATCTGTAATTTCTCCAAGAAGTTTTTTCAAAACTTCTTCTTCCATACGACGAGGGCGGAACATGTCACGGCTCATACGGTTCCGAGCGGCCCGTGCCAGCTTCTCACTTTCTTCGATAAATCCAATTTTGTTTCGATACCGATTCACGAAGGTATCAATTACATCGTTAACCACACGATCAGTGATTGGAGCATCGTTCGCAAGCTGACCAAGTTCGTCGGTATCAACGATCTTGTTGTACAAGTTACGAGCGGTGTTTGGATTTTCACGCAAAAATCTAGCGACCTGGCTACGATTTTTTACGTACTCGTCCGAACGAAAATAGGCATCTGGATCTTCGAACACGCGGTACTTACGTCGCAAATACTTTCCAAAGTTTTCTATGATTTCGTTTCGAATATCTTGAGAAACATTTTGCGTTCCATAATCACTGTTCACAATACGGGCAGACAGATCATCAATCTGTTTTCGCATTTTCAACACAGATGCACGGGCAAACTCCGGTATTGCTTCGATCAAATGATTTGGGTTGTTAGGATCAAAGGCTTCTCCTGTACGTGCGGCACGACGAACCGCTGCACGACGGACTTCAGTACTGTTCAAAAAGTTTGGATCCTTGGTCAAGAATCCATAGATTGAGTTTGTAACTTCGATTCGACTGAGTTCTCCAAACCCTTTCAGATTTACCTTTTCTGCTCTTTTGAATATTTTATCTGTCTCTCGCTCAAGTTCTCTAACAGCATACGCAGCCTGGTTGGCTTGAGAGTCAATGAAACCCTGTATGTCAGACCGACGTTCGGCAGCTTCTCTGGTAAGGTTGCCACGGAATCTTAACCGAGCTTTCGTGCCCTCAAACACATCAGACATCGTCGTATCTGGAGACACATTTGCAAGTCTGGTGATTGGACGAGGCACAGATATGTTGCCTATGTACTGCGCCGCTGCGCTGTCACCAGTTGCTTCGGCAATCTTTTGCAAAGCACTGCGTGTGCCCGACGCTACCGGTGCCAGAACTTCGCCCGTCAGCATCAAGCCAGGCTTTGCAACCAATGCTGTCGTGCTGAGAAGATATGGGAACGCTGCTGCTATGGCACCCGCCTCTGCACCGAGCCGAGCTTTGTTACGAAACCTACGCCCAGCTTCGAGCCTGCCGCTAAGACCAACATCTTTTTCGGTCATGGTAGGACCGCCTTCGACAAAGTCACCGATTGTGGTGACACCATCGTCTGCAACCATGCCGTCTACAATAAGCGCAGCCCCAGCCTGTTGTGCACGGAGCTTGGCTGTTTGACCTCTGGTTAGTCTTGCAGGCATCGGGCCTGCGGCAGCAACACGACCACGACCCTGCTGACGAATAGCTTTCTCCAGCTTGCCGAGCTTGGAAATCTTCGAGACTGCGGCGACACCCACACCGCCCGGCAGCAAGAACTGCCCTGTTACATCACCGATGGTGCCAGCGATCCCAACAGGATCAAGGCCAAGGGCTTCGCGGACATCATCCCCAGCCTGACTGATTGCACGAGTTGTGTTGGTATCAAACACTGAGTCGATGGCTATGCCACCAAGTTCGGCCACACCTTGCACCGCTTTGGTGACGCCAGATCCGAGACCTTCTGCAAACTCTTGCAGAGTGCCTTCGGATTCTACGGAAGGGTCAACGATACGATCACGGGCGACGAGCTTTTGACTGCCAGATCCCACGCCCATTTCATCCGCGCGACGACGAGCTTCCTCGTCCGACATGTCGTCAGGAACTTCAATAAATTTCCCGTTGTGTTGGATAATTCTAGCCACGAGGCTAGTCTCCTACAGAAGTGGTCTCTACACCAAGGATTCCCACATCCGCTACGGTAAGAGGCTGACCACTGGCAGTCGCTACAGCCGCGATTTGCTCTCCAATCGGATTGCCTTCTGCAAGGGAAGACAACAATGTTGCCCCGCCTGCGGCCAAATAGTGAGCAACTGTAGGGCTGTGTCCAGAATCTAGAAAACCTTTGAGTCTTAATTCATAGCCCTGCGGCGTAACAGTCTTGCCGGGGTACACCATCTTGATCGCATCTGCCTGTGGCACGCCGTAGCTTTCCATAAGAACCTGGATCTGTTGCGACTTGTCAGGCAGGTCGTTGATCTTTTCAAACAAATCAGCAGCAATGTCGTACTTCTTGAGGAGCAGCGCCTGTTCTGATGCTTCCGCCCGTGCCTCTTCGGCCAGACCCATCTCAAGTCCAGCCAACTTGAGCTTCTGTTCTGCTGCTTCAATCTCGCGAACATCTTCGCCGTAACCTTTGAAGGACTCTTTACCAGCCTGCGCGACATTGGTTAGGAAGTCTGGAGACTGACCTGCGGCCATGTTCAAGAAGAATTCCATAATACGAAGATCGCGGCGACTCTTTAGATCAGGCGCCTCAATCCCGTAGTCTGCTAAAAGTTTTTTTGCATCGTCTACATATTCGCTTGTTTTCTTTTTCTTGCCCTCTGGAGTTGTGGACTCCAACATTTGTTGTAGTTCCTCAAAAATATTCTTCGGGCCTTCTTGTTTCGGAAGAGAAGGTCGTCTTGACTCAACCAAATCATCAAATTGTTCTGTTAGATTTGTGTCGGGTGCCGTAGATGTGGGTGCGTCTTCCGCACCAACCACGTCAGTGTTGTCTTCCGCACCGATGATTGGCGGTCCTCCTTGTGGGCTATTTTGAGGAGGCACCGCTGAGACAACCGGAGGCACAACAGCACTTGACGAGCTTCCTGTGCCCGGACCCGGTGCAGGGGGCGGAGCAACGGACTCGTCCGTGGACGGTGAGCCACCAATATCAAGCTGTGCTCGTGATCCAAGTATGTATTCATTCAAAAAGTTTTTAAAACCTGACATGCCAGTAAGGCCAGACCGAGTTGACACACTTCCGCCGTCTTGCATGCGAACAGGCTCTTGCTGCTGCATCGCAGCGTTCATGATCCGTGGACCGGAGGCCAAGATTCCTTGTGGCATACGTGCCATGCCGCGACGTTGCTGCGGAGTGGTAAACATCCGGCGATCAAGTGGTCTCCGCATCATGATGTTGCTCCTGCTGCCGGGCTATTGAAGAACCCACCGTACAAGCCTGCACCAAGCAGACCAATACCTTGCGACAAGACACTTGGCGGTGGTGTATAGGTCTGCGTGGTCTGCTGCTGTAGTGCGGGGACACCACGGAAGATGTCGCCCAAGAATCCAAGCTGCTGGAACGGAAGCTGTTGTTGTGCCAGCGCATTCTGTTGTGCCACGTTCAATGCTTGCTGTGCTTGACCCTGCTGCAATCCGCCGATACCAAGCAACGTGTTGATGTCTTGAGTCCCCATCTGCTGACCTTGCATACCAAGCTGTGCGATACCGCCAGCTAACCCCTGTGCAAGACCGCCAGTAAGCTGCGCCTGACGAAGTTGCTGTGCTGCTGCGTCTTGTGCCAGCTTCGAGGCTTGTGAGAACCCGGCACTGCGGAGGCGTTCACCAGTTCGTGCCTGTTGTTCCAACGTGTTCCGACCGATCTCACCCTGCAAAACTGCGGCGCGACTTCCACCGAAGGCTCCCGATCCGACAGCTTGAGCGTTCGCTGCACGTTCCTGTATACGACCTTGACGACCAATGTCATCCTGTGCGCGCTGGACGACATCGTCAAGAAACGGATCCATGTACGCTTTGTAGGCATTTGGATCCATGCCGGCGCCAGCAGCAAGTGCCTGTGCCTGACCAAGACCCGAAGTCAAAGCCTCTTTGGATTCAGTAAGAAACGGCTGAAACGCACCTACGCCACCGAGAGCAGATGTGATTGCCTGTTGTTGACCTTCTGATAATCCAGCAAGCTGCTGCTGGACAAACGGCATGGTCAAGCCTTTGCCGCCTTCATCAACAGGCTTGAACAGATTCTGAGCAGAGGTCAGAAGATCAGCAATGTACTGTTCCTGAAACTCAGGCAGTCTGGTCGTAACTGTTTGGGTTGCTGTTGACATTAGCCCTGCGCCTCCAGTTCTGCCATCATATCATACATACGAGC